CGCGCTCTACATATGAAATAGGATATTTTGTTCCTTGTAATCCGCCTAATACAATTCTAATTGATTTGCGGATTGATTCCATGAGTTTTTGCATAGTATTATATTCAGTACCAGTTCCAACCTTGGAATTATCAATTTCTAATTCAATTTCATAATTTTCAGTATTATTGAAAACGCCGGCTTCTTGGATAGTATATTCTGGCATGACAACTCTGTTTGTTTTTTTCGACATTTTTACAATACTTAGGTCAGCAAAGATAGGATAATCTGGGTGATAAAAACGAACACGGTTCATGCTACGAAACATTTTTTTGGAATCTTCCCATCTAGAAATGATATTCCTAGAAACATTGGATTGAACGTTATAATCTTGTTCTGTCTGGAAAGAAACGCGGAAATTGAAATCATCCATATCTAATTTTGGTATAAATGCGCCTGATTTATCAACTGCTGTAGTTTTTTGTGTGAATTTGAGTTTGTTGAAAACGGTAGATGGCATATCAATAATACGCTGTATACTATTGGTACGACAATATTCTTGAATAATATCTGAACCCACTAATTCAGCACGAATATTGGACATTTTTACTTTGCCTGTACGAACATCGGTATATTCACAAGAAATTCTCAGGATTTGTATTCCAGATTCGACCTCTGGTTTGAATCCATATGAATACAATTGTTTTACTACATTATCATAATCAATTTTGGAAATAGGACGGGATAATTTTGTATTCGTACCAAAACGAATTTCTAGCTCATTTGATTTACGGCCTGAAGAAATATGTGGATTACTTTCTAAATAATGTTTTACTATTGTTTCAAATTCTTCTTTTTTTTGTTTTATTGTTTTAGGTTTGGTTTCGATAGGTTGTGTTTCTGGTGATTTCATAGTTATTGTATTTTTTTCAGAATCTATTTCCACATTTTTTTCCATCCTATAATATGTTTTCTTATATAATAAAATAACATATTATTTCTTTAGTTCAATTTTTCAAATTCATTTAGTCATTAATAATAATTCAATATCGTATATCTATAAAAAGTAATTTATATATATTTTATATTATATATATTATGTCTAGTCTTATTGGACAATCAGTGGGCGGTAGTGTAATTACAATTGCTGTAAAAACCGATGCATATAATACTGGCATTTATGGAGGCACTTCTTATGGAAGTAATACTTATACATATAATGGTAAAACTTTTACAAAAATAACGTTAACTGCGGACTCAACATTTAATAATGGTAATTATACTGCTTATTACAGTAATGATACCAGTATTTCTATAAGCACTCTAAGTAATAATACAAATTTATTATATTTAGCTGTAGGCACCAATAGTACTACTGATCTCGTTAATCTACAAAATGTTACTAGTTTGCAAGCGGTCTATATAGACCGCACTAATTATGCGGGCACATATAATATTGATAGAGGTGGAAATAATCCATTTCGTGGCGAGAACTGTCCAAATCTTCAAGCAATAAGGGTAAATCCTAATAATCCGTTAATTGTATCAATCGACGATATATTGTATTACAAAGACTTAACGACATTAATATGTCATCCAGCACAAAAACAATCAGTAAGTTATACAGCTCCAAACACTTTATTAAAGGTTAATGAACGTGCATTTGAAAAATGTTCACTTCTTCAAAATATTAAACTTTATTATGTTACTACTATTGGAAGTGGTGCATTTGTCAATGTTAATAGTCTAAATTCTATTACTATACCTAGTGTTAATTCCACCACACTTAATAACGCATTTTCTGGAATAATAAATCCATTAACAGTATATACAAAATCTACAAATAGCATTGTAAGAACCTACACATTTCCAAATGGTTCGACTATAATAAATCTTAACAATGATACTACTTTATCGACTTTTGAAATTAATGGGACATCGTCATTTAATAATGTTATAATTCCATTACAAAATGGTAGACTAACTTTATTTAATGGATTTATTTTTACTGCACCATATGGAACAACTTCTGTATCAATTGTAGCAATTCCTACCAATAATCTTACAACTGTTACAATTACAGGTGATAAGAATTTTACAACCGGATACAATCCAGTACTTATTACAGCAGTTGCAGAAGATTCCACTACGGTAGTTTATACAATTTTAGTTAACGTAGAAGCAATACCTTGTTTTAAAGAAGATACAAAAATATTGACTATAAATGGTTATGTTACTATTCAAAACCTAAGAAAGGGTGATTTAATAAAAACATTGAAAAATGAATACGTTCCTATAAATATAATTGGTTCTAAAATTATAATGAATGAAGATTCTGATTTAATAATAGATAAATTATTTGTATGCACTAACGAAAATTATCCAGAAATATTCGAAGATTTGTATATTACAGGTTTACATTCTATACTAGTTGATAATTTAACTAAAACACAACTTGACAATATAATCAAATTATATGATTTAACTGATGAAATTTATGTAACAGATGATAAATATAGATTACCTGTTTGTTACGATGAAAGAGCAAAAATGTATGAAACCAAAGGAGAGTTCAAAATTTATCATTTAGCATTGGATAATGAAAATGAAGTTAGTAATTATGGTATTTATGCCAATGGATTATTAGTTGAAACTACTTCTATAAAACTTTTAAAAGAATCTAATATGACATTTATTGAATAAAATTATTTCCAAACAAGAACATCACATAATTCTTGATATAATTCCGGTTTTTTATATTTTTTATTTTCATTATATATGCCTAGCTGTTTCGCAATATTATACAAATCCTCTGCATGATAGTTAGAAATAGGCTTCAAAGGTCTCAAATAATTTTCCAAACAAAAAACTGTTGTTTTCATTTCATCAACTTGTTGTTTCGATAATGGCTGAACTTGTAATTTATATTTACTAAAATTGTCTTTATATAATACATAAGTTGGTAATTCGTTGTCGATATTCGATACAAATTCAATCATCTTTTTACCTGTCGCATCTACTATTAATATATTAATATTAAAAAAAATAATCATACCAATCATACTCAAAAAACTAGTTTCACGAACCGATGTCAATAATTCAGATAATATTTCTTGAACAGCTGCTTTTGTGATTTTTATGTTTGTTCGTTTCATTTTACTAGCATTAGATGGTATCCAATTTCCAATTTTTTGTTTTATTTCTAATTCTTTCACGCCATAATTTCGTGATACTTGTAGATAATCGTTATATCCATAGATTGCAATATAAATACACCAAAATAGACTATCTTGATGGGTTGGTGAAAGATATTCGATGTTGAGAGTTGGCTCCATTACAATTGTTTCTTGTTCCGCGACAGTAATCTCTGGTTTTATACAGTTGCCAGCTACGATTTCAATTTGTTTTTCTGGTTCGTCTACTACTAAACAAGATTTCGTAAACATATGTTTACCCAAAATATCAATAATATCACCTTCGGGGTCTTTTGGTAAAAAGAATAATTTATTGGTTGTAGTATAACTATTTGACATCTACTTTGTTTATCGAGCTATATAATACCGTCGGATTGTCTTTATCTTCTTTTTCAATAAAGAATGCATTTTTGAACTCCTCTTTTTGATATTCAATTGTATTAAGTGACTCTTCTTGGTGTTGCACGTATTCAACATATTTTGTGATTTCTTCAATTGTCTCATCACCTAAAAACGACAAATTTACATAACACCCACTTTTATTTTCATTTATTTTACAAAGATTTTTCATTAATAATTGTAATATTTCTATCTGATGGTATTTGTTTAATAATTCGATGTTTTTTTTTAATTTTTCAAGATTATTAATTTTATCCATAGACATTGTTATTTGTATATAGATACATTTAAAAAATCATTTATATTGTTTTTTTAAATGTTTTTTGATTATATCATTTATAAATCATCACCAGGTTCGCCACCAATTTGTTCCCTTGATTCGACCAATTTAGCAATAACACATATATAAGGGTCATTCAATTCAAACCGTACACCAGCAATACGAACTTTGATTTTCATATTTTCTTTGATTTCACTAAATGATTTTTCAGTAAAGTGATGGTCTCTTGCAACGAATACTGTGATTGGAACAGCACCAGTATCATCGGCTACTTCAGCATGAATACCAGCTTTTGTAATAGTTTTAGTTTCACATTCTACAAGCATACCTTCAACTGGATGACAAACCATACATTCAAATACTACTTGAAATTCGACTTTTTCATTATTGACGGTTCCGCTAGAATAATTCATTATTTTTACTGAACCTGGTCGAATAAATCCTTCTGGAATGCATTTACCTTCTATTTTTTTCGATATCATTCGTTCTAAATTTTGTTTAATGTTTTTTCCGACTTCACGTATAGACAATGCTACTTTCATAGTAAGCATGGAATTTTCATAAACACCGAATATTTTATTTTGTGGTCGTCTTTCAAATTGCATTTTGGATATATATAAATATGTGTTTATATTTATATTGATTTCAATTTTTTGAATATGAATATAAACAATAAAAAATACATGTTTCTAATAAGGTTTTATTACATATGACCAATCGCTCACATTACGTTTTTTACATTCTTCATTATATGCATCTTTAATTTCTTCATTGCCATTTTTATTTTGAAAAAGAATATTATCCTTTGTATCTGTTACATATTCTGAATATTGTTTGAATTTCAAAAAATGTATTGTATTTATTATGTTATTTGTATTATTTAAATACATTATACCTTCTTTTCCTACAAAACTTTCATTTTCGTGCAATCTCATATAAAGATTCGTTTTTTGCCCTATTAAACCTGGACCGGCTATATTTAATTTGAAACTTGGTAAAATATCATTTTTTACATTATGAACAATTTGTCCGATACACTCTAATAAAATTGGATTATTTGGAACTGTTCCTATAAATGCATTGAATAAACAATGTTTTTCATTATCAATATTCAAATCAATTGGAATAATATAATCAGTATACTCATTTATAAAATCATCTATCTTTCCAATGCATAATGTATCAATATCAGCATAAAATCCACCATATTTATATAATATACAATATCTCCACAAATCTGCTCTGAATGCTCCCGTATTTATTTTATCATATGCATTTATTACTTCGATACTGAAATTTTCAACTATAAAATTTCTAGACATATTGTTATCATATAAAAAATATTCATAATCCGGATTGTTTATTTTCCAAGTATCTATTATTTTTTGAAGTTTTTCAGAAACATTTAAATTTGTCCATGTTTGAAAAATTTTTTTAGGTATTTTTGAAAAATTCATTATTTATTCTAAGTGGCAATTTTTATATAGTTTATATAAAAATTATTTTTATTTCAGTAATTATTATTCATCACAAATATAGTGGCGTAATAAAGATATTCTATTCCATGGATGTTACATATTTTGTGTTTGATTGATAGTTTTTATGCATTTATTGAATATTAGTTTTGCCCAGTATATATTCAACACTAGTAACCCGTAAACGGCACCATAAATTGTTAGCATTTCGTGTGGTTTATGTGAATATTTATTGATAACAAAATAAAACTCCTTGTTCAATATAAGGTTTGAACCATATTTGTAGAGACGAAAATAAAAAAATGTCGAAACAAAGCATATTTTGTTGGATTTTTTCAAAATGTTCTCTAATAGGACATTTGACCCCCATGTAAAATCATTCAAAATGTCTTTTATAATCAAAAAATTAGTTGATATTTCACTAAAAAGGATATTAGTTATAACAAAACCAATTTCAACCATAGGTATATTTCTATGTGTATTCATATAAAAAGCCATCATCAATACAAAAATATGATGTAAAATCATATCACGTCTTTTCAAAAAACATAGGTCGAATAGACAATAGACAGCAACCCCATTTGAACATACAAAAATATTATAATTTTGCGTTGAGCATATAGTAGAAATTATAGATATAAACAATGGAATATATTGTAAATATAATTGTTTCGAATTCATTTTTATATCTATACAAGAGGTGTCTTTATAATATTTTATAAAAATATTTCTACAAAATTGAACTACATTATTGATTTATAGTTGTATATACAAATCAATATCAACCCAATAACAAAATGAAAGATTCTTTTTGGATTTATGTAAAAGATTGCATGTTGTTCTCTACCCATTTTATAATCGAAATCACTTTGATACCAATTCACGAAATGAACGATGCATACAAACGTGCTGAAAAGAAAATGGATATTGAGTAAAAAATTGAATGACAATATCAAAATCAATCAATATATAACGCTTAGATTTATTCGTTATTTCTAAAAAATGTTCAGACAGGATTTTCAAAAAATATTTACCATGTGTTATCCAAATGAACGATTCGCTATTATTGAAAAAATAAATAATAGTGAATTAGTTTCAGAAACTATTATTGGTAAAAATCAAGATTGGTGGTTAAAAAAGCATAACCCCGATAATGAAATTCCCAGAAACATTTATTTATCAGGCGATGGAACACTAGAAGAATTATATAAAAAATATATAATCAAATATGGTTCAATTGAATGGGATGAATTTATAAATTATACACGTGAATTACAAAAACAAAAAATTATGTTATAAATTTACCAAATTATTAAAAATAGTCTTTTCTATATCAAAAAACCATGTTTTTCGGACCATTGGATTTTTTTCCATTTCGATTTCATTATAATATCTCATTAATATTTCCAACATCACACAAAATCCGGTTTTTTTTATTTCCATCGATGTTTTATCATTATAAATATTACGTTCGCCCCCCTCCTCAAAAAACGGTCCAGTTTCGAGAACCTTATTAATTCTTTTAATCGTATCACTTTTTGTACTTCCGCTACATTTCAGTCCTATGTTATTACGTTTATCAGTCATATCTTTTGTTTTGAATACAACTCCTTCCTTTTTGAAATGTTGCATAAAACCTACAAAATTATTGATATTTACTCTAGCAATTTGATATTTATTTTGTATTATAGTTTGAAACAATAAATTATCACTAGGTTTTGATTTATTCCATTCCTTTGTTTCTTGATTTTGAACAAACAATGAGATTTTTTTATCAAGTTCGAGAACAATTCCCTTGATACCATTTCTTTCTACCAGTTTTTCATAGAAATATTGTTTTATTATTTTTTCATTATCATCTGTTGGTTCAATATCAATGACATTATAAAAGTAATTAATTAAAAATATACGATTTTCACTTGATAACGTATCTAAAAAATGATATATAATATATTTATTTACTTTTTCGGGTGGAACATAATGAATGTTCTCATTTGTTAAAATAGCATACACACGCCCACAGTGAACATACCAATCATTTTCATCTTCTGTTAATTTTATTTTATTAAATGCATTTTGTTTTTCTGTTTCAATAACATATAATTGTTCGTTTAATTCATTGATAATGTCTTCATATTTATTATTGGATTCTTCAATGTTCTCATTAATTGATTTTTGATTATTTTCGTTTTGTATAATCGGTTTTTTATTTTTTTCCATATCTATTTGCATTTCTAGATATATATTTTTTTTGTCAATAGGTATAGAACGGTCAAATAAACTACTTCGTTCGTCTGTTATTTCGATAGGTTGGAAAATGTAGTTTTCATTATTATTTATCAAATACCCAATACGACCATACTTATCTATAATTGTTTCATTTTCATTATTTATAAATCTCGATAGAACATAATCAATTTGTTCTTCGGGGTATTTACGTAGAATATTGATAGAATTTATTAAATGTTCTCGATTATAGAAAAATTGTTCCCTGAAAAGTTGGCGAATTCTCTTTGTAATGGCCGAATAATTAGTTTTTAAATAATCAATATTGTATGTATTTTTAGTAATTTTAGAATCAGTTATTTCTATATTTGGAGAACACATAAAATTACAGTTGTCTTTATAATCACATAAATCAGTAAATGGTTTATCACCAACTTTGTATTCGATTGGTTCTATTTTGCTAGAAAGTTGTATTTCTATTTTTTGATTAGCAACGTTCTCTAATAATTTATCAATAGTAAGATTTGTTTGTGAAATATTCAATAAACAATCAACAGCGACTTCTTTCATTAGACGTGTAATATTACCTATTAAAATTGCCTTAGATTCGGCATAACGATATAAATACATATCGGCGGGTTCTTCGTTTTGTTTTGAATTAGTAGAATGTAAATAAATTTCAACGTTACGTTTTTCAAAAGGAAGACCACAATGACTTAGATTTCTTACTCCTCTACCAATAATTTGTTCTAATCGATTCAAATTATACCAAGGTGATAAAATATGGACTTGACGAATGTTCTTGAAATCAAGTCCTTCTGCGGCAGCTTGACTAATTAAAATTACTTTTACATTTTCACCATTAATATTATTTTTATCTGTTACATATTTTATGTCTGCCAAATTATTAGGCGAGAACGTCTTATCGCCGGTAATCATTACATATTTCGCTTGTGAAAATTCTCCAATTGGTTTACCACGATGGGTTTCGCCCGTTTGTTTTGCTTTAAAAAATTCATCTTTTGTTTTCATGGTAATAGCATCTAGCATTTTATCACTTGATGGAGGCGTTTTTAAAAGAGACGTAGTATGAGAAGCAAAACCATATCGCGTGAAACCCATTTCTTCTAACATAAGAGCAAGTGGAACAACACCACCATCAATATATTGTGAATAAATCATAATAATACCTTCTGAATTTTTTATTATTTTGGAGATATTGCCTATTTTACCACTATATTTACCAATATTATCTGAATGGAATATTCTACCATATTTTTCTAATATTTCTGGTTTATATTCGAAGTTTTTTCGTAATTCGTAGGATGAGCGTATTGTTTCATATGTCATTATTCTTGAAAGGCCCGTTTTTCCAGTCATATTTTTTACAATTTCTGTATTTTTTTCTATATTAGATTCTATGGATGAAGAATCAGAAGTACTTGTGCTTGTGCTTTCTACTGAATCAGGGTCACCGCCATTTGAAATGCCTAGTGATTTTCCAACACTTTGTAAAATGGATGATTCTTCACTAGATTGTTCACTAGATTGTTCACTAGATTCTTCAGCAATAACGATTTTATCGTCTTCAAAATCAGGATTTGGAAAGATAATATTCAAAGATTCTAATGGCTGCTGTAAATAAGTATAACCAAAAGATTCCATGTTTTCAAAACTAGGCATTTCTCGTTCTTCACCTTGTGCATTGAAAGTATTGAACGATTTATTACGTAGATTTTCCATAATAAATTTATATGCCTTTTCTTGATATTCACCAAAAGGATTCAAAAAAATAGGTAAATGTTGTAATGGTTTTTCAATAGGCTTCAAATTCATTTGCAATGCCGGATATTTTTGATTTTCATTTGTTTCCATAAACGTATTATCTGGCGAAAATGTATCGGGATAAATGCGAAATGGAAATGTATAAGGGTTCTCACCACGAACATAAGAAACATAGCCTGTTAGTTTTCGTTTCAAAAGTTCTCTACCACCCTCTAATTTCAATCCATCTTTAGTAGTTCGCTCTTCAAGAAAATCGCCATCTTTATCAAAAACATCTTCTGCTCTTATAGAACTACGTTTATCTACAGCATTCATCAAATTAGTTAGCCAAATGATTTCTTTGAAATTATTATATACAGGAGTAGCAGATAATAACAAAAGCCGGATATTTTGTGCATAACGTGCGATACGCATCAATAAACTACCTACTTTTTTTGCTTCTTTGTTTTCTTGTGCAAGAGTAATATTATGTACTTCATCAATAATAATCAAACGATTATTGAAAAATTGGCGTATTTTCTTTGTTTCCAGGTTTTTTTGTTCTTTGGTAGCTTCTTTTTCAATGTCTTGGTCTTTTGTTTCAGAGCGAATAATATTTGCAAATTTATCATAACCAACAAATTGATAGTATGTTTTAATTAGATTATTGATTTCTTTGATAATATCATTTCTACTTAGCTTGTTCATAGAAGATGGATTAATTTCATTTAATAATGCATTTCCAATACAGGTTTCTAAATTCCATAATCCATTTTCATTTTTCAATTTACGGTCATCAAATAGTTGTAAACGAAAATTATTTTGAACATTGGGTGAAGCAACAATCAATATACGTTTATTTTTTTGTACTAAACCGACTTGTTTCATATAACTACGCATTTCTTCTGCGACACCAATTGCACTGCAAGTTTTACCAGATCCTAACATATGGTACAACAAAAGGCAATTATAAGGTGTTTGATAAGATAAGAAATTTTTAACAAATAATTGATGGGGTAATAATTCAAAGTCTGAATTACACATTTTTTCAGCTTGTTCTTTTATGTCATAAATGCTACCATCAAATTTAGTATCATGGAATTCTTTTCGTTTTGCAATTTTTATATTGAAATTTGGGTCATTTAAATCTGGATATAAAAAATCGTAGTCATTTGATTCGTCAGAATTCATTTTTTCATGTTCTAATTTTTCTTTATTGAATAAAAAGGTGTTATATTCTTTCGAATCTGTGTCACGGTTCTCGGGAATACCGATATCTTCTTGTAAATTCTTTTCGATTTCAGTTATTTCATATATTTTATTTGGCAATTCTTCTGAATCAATCGATTCATTCACAACAGGTTGAGTTAAAATTGATTCTTCGATTTTCTCTTCTTCAATAAATGGTTCTTGAATAGGTGCTGACAAAGGATTTTGTATTTGGTCTTCAATTGGTTCATCATTTGTATCTTCTAGAACATCTTCAAATATTTCTTCTACCGGTAATTCTAGAGGTTTTTCGGGTAATTCTTTGAAAATCTCAGAAGGCACTCTGGGCTCATTATTATTTATTTTCAAAACTCGTTTCTGTGTTTTATTTGGGGCGGAAATGTTTGTTAATAATGCTAATATCAAATCACCTCGAAATCTACCATATTTTGTTCTATTTTTTTTCTCTATTATATCGACTAATTTGTTGTCAGATATTTTTTTTGGTTCATAAAAAGCATTTATTTCTTGTTTGTAAATACTATTTTCATCACTATTATTGGTTATTTTTATCATTTTATCGATATTACTAGCATGTTCAAATCGCATTTCATATCCATAAAAAGTATGGTTAAGTATAATTCTTTCCTTTTTTTGTTTATGAGTTTTATTATCAATAATTGGATAATTTATTTTCAATTTCAGTTTTGGTTCTGGTTTTGATTCTTCTGGTTCTGATTCTTCTGGTTCGGCTTCTTCCTGTTCGGCAGTTTCTGGCACTACTTCTTCCTGTTCGGCTTCTTCTGGTACTGTTTCAGGTGATTTTTTTAACAGATATTTAATAATTTGATTATCTTTTGTAACTTTTGCACCATTTACTTGTGTAATTTTTTCAGCTAATCCTTCAGCTAATTCTTCAAAAGTAGATTTATTTTCACTTCGAATTGGTGATTTTTTTTTGGTACTTCTTTTTGGTGATGTTTTTTTATTAGGTTCCTTTATTTTCATTGTTTTTTTGTTAGAAGACATTTTATATATACTTAAATTATCAATATATTATAATTATATTTATAATTCGATTTGAAGAATCAAACAGAAAATATTCGAAGAGATTTTATTATATTATTGATATTAGTAAGCATTCTTATTTTTTCTAAATTATATGGCCGTATAGCGCTTATGCAATCATCAAATTTTTTCCATTCTAATTTACTAACTTCTGATTTTTGAAATTTGTCTATAACAAGTGTATTATTATATTTCATATAAGCCAAATAATATTTATGTTTATATGACTTATAATTTGACCCTGTGAAAATTTCTTCAAAAGGATAGATATTTTGGAATGTCATAATCTGCTTTGTGCTATAACCAGTCTCTTCGTTGAATTCACGTAAAGCGCATTCAAAATCTGTTTCTTGATAATTTCTACGGCCTTTTGGAAACCCCCATTCAGGCTCTTCCCATAATGGATAATGATTACTTTCCTCAATCAATAATTCCAAAGTATAATAATTATTGTTTATTGATATACCATTTGTTAATGAATTTAATTTTTCATAAGAAATAATTTCTTCTGATTTATATTGTGATGAAACTGATTTTGTTCCCCATAAATCAATCCATAATTCTTCAAAATTAAGCGTTTTTAATTTTTGTTTTTCATCATTAGTCATTTGTTTTAGCATATTTAAAATATAGTCCTTATTGAAAACCGAATACTTACCTCTAATAAAATCGATATATCCTAAAGTATCTTTACGACAAATCATCAAATATTCTATTTCGTCATTATGAATACGAAAAGATATCAATCCTATACTTGTAATCGGCATTTTACATTGATGATATAGATGTCCTTGTTTTCCACAATTATTACAATATGAATCATTCATTTATTATTCCGATTTATCTAGATAATTATATTCGCTAATCTTTATATATTTATAATAAAAATGCATTTTGACCCATCTGTTTGGGGACCTCATTATTGGTTTTTTATACATACTATAGCGGAGTCATATCCTATGACCCCCAATGATATTACAAAACGTAAATATTATGATTTTATACAAAACATACCATTGTTCATACCTATTTCAGAAATGGGAGATAAATTTAGTAAGATATTAGATAAATATCCAGTAACGCCTTATTTAGATAACCGTGAATCATTTGTTCGTTGGACACATTTCATTCATAACAAATACAATTCCATGTTAGGAAAGGAAGAGATACCGCTAGTGTTAGCTTTAGATAAATATAGAGCTGAATATAAACCAAAACCTATTTATATATCCGAAAAAATAAAAATGAGAAAACAGCATGTTATAATGGGTATTATTTTGATTTTGTTTATTTTGATTATTGTATACTATAAGTGAAAATAACAATAAAACAATAAAACAATAAAAACATTCGTATATGATGTTTTCTCGATATAATATAATATAATTAATATAATTAAAGGATGCGTATTGAAATTTTGATATTTGCAGTTGCAGCATTTTTAATGGCAAATGTATATACTGAAGGAAAATATATGAAAATATTACAATCTGGTAAAAAATATTATCAAATGGCTGGTATCGCATTTGTAGCATTAATGTTGTATATTTTAATAAAAAGAAATCCGGCTAGAGCACAAGATATCATGTCTACAACAAACGATTATATAAAATATTTACCAATAGACAAAGGAACAACGAGTATTATATCGCCGATTTTAGATTTTACATCAAAACATAATTTTGTGAATGGTCAATATACTAGCATCGATGGTGGTGATTATGATAGTTATAATCATCCTATAATCGCAATGCCAAAAACACCTACTCAAAATTCAGCAGAACAACGTATAACAAATTCAGGAAAAAAAGCAACAAAACGGTCTGTGAGTGAAACAAAAAAGAAATTTGTTGCATCTAGACAGAATTGGAAATGTGGAGATTGTCAGACACAATTGAATGCATGGTTTGAAGTCGACCATATAAAACGATTAGAATATGGTGGAAGTAATCATATAGATAATTTAGTAGCATTATGTAGGGAATGTCATGGTAAAAAAACAACAATCGAAAATTTGTAAAAATGAATATCATTGTAAAGGTAAATGCATAATTATTTAATTCTATCTATATATTAAATAACTATACAATAAAATGTTAAATAATATATCGAATAATATATCAAATTCTGTAGAATATTTCAATAATACTCACATAGAAAAACCGACTGAATCAAAATCATTAATTTATGACTTTTTGGTATATATATATACTTTAATAATAGGTATTTATTCTTTTTTTATTAATACAATTTCTACGTTTGGTAATTTAATTTCTAAGATAATAATTGAATTTTGGCAAAATATAACAAAAAGTTTTACTTCTGAAGAATTGAAATATATAATTTTCAAATATTCTTTATTTTATTTATTTATTTTCATATTGATTGTAGTATTAAATTTTGCATCAAATGATGTAAATACACTAACTAGTCGGTATTATGTTTATGCTATAATGATAATCATGCCTCTTATAGGATTATTTTATTATATATTACAAGGCGATTCATCAAATAGTGGTAATTTGAAAAATGTTTTCATGATAGGCACATTTTTAACTTTATTTGCTGCAGTTCTCTACTTTTATTCTTCGATTAATTTATCAGATACCGCATTTTCATATGTTTCTTATTTAATTAATATTATTATCCTTTTGATTGTGCTTTTTGGATTAGCAATATTTTTTTATATTTTTGGAAATTATTTGAAATCATTGAATAATATCGCCGGATTTATAGTTTATATCATATTTTATATTCCATGTTTAATCATTGATTTTCTCACATATTTATTGAAAGAAATTCGTATGACGTCAAAGTTAATTTATGCATTATTTATAATTGAAATTCTTTTGATTTTATTATATGTTTATTCAAGTGTTATTGTAAATTATTTAACTAAAAATACATCAAATAATATTGTTTTATTAAATGATTCTCAATTTTTGAATACAAAATCAACAATAAGTAATAGTTATTATTTAAAAATGGAAAACAATTCTGATAATACGCCATTTATATATAGAAGAAATTACGCTATATCAATGTGGATTTATTTGAATAATCAACCACCCAATAATTTATCGTATTCAAAGGAAACTGAAATATTTAATTACGGTAATGGAAAACCTAGAATAACATATTTCAATGATGCATCAACACCTTCAACCAAAGATAAATATATTTTTTATTTTACTGATTTGAAAAATGGTACTACTAATAGCTATACTATGACATTACCAAATCAAAAATGGAACAATATTGTATTCAATTATAATTCAGACAAAGTCGATTTATTTATCAATGGTATTTTAGAAAGAACATTTGTTTTTAATAATAATATGCCCAATTATTTATCAACAGATACTGTTTCAATAGGTGCTGAAAATGGACTTGATGGTGCCATTTGTAATATAAATTATTACAAAGAACCTTTGACAAAATCAAAAATCGCTATTAATTATAATCTATTGAAGATGAAAAACCCACCACTATTAGTATAAATAATGATACATTTTATAAAAAATATTTTATACTGTTATTTTATAATGAGTACAAATTCTATTATTATTATTTTAGGAATTATAATTATTATTTTATTTTATATTCTTTATAATTATGTAACGAATACATCTACGAAATTACAATCTCAATCAAAATTAATTGATAATATTCCTGGGATTGCTATAACAAACCCAACATCTACTAGATATGCTTACGGAATTTGGATTTATGTAAATTCATGGCAACCTGGTATAAATCATATAATTTTTAACAGAGATAAAAATTTAAAGTTATATTTAGACAAAAATGCGCCAACATTATATTTAGACATGACTATGAGTAATGATACAGTAAACACTATGACTATTACTGATAATTTTCCATTACAAAAATGGGTATGTATTATTGTAAGTGTTGATAATCAATTTGTAGATACTTATTTGAATGGTAAATTAGTACAATCAATGAGATTTTATAAAATTACGCAAAATGGTTCTAGTAATATAATTACAACTCCTTCAGTGCCTCCTGATGCAACAACATTAATTCATCTTGGTAATAGTCAAATGCAACCAATAATCGGCTGGAATGCGAATGTTAGTGAATTTTATCGCTGGAGTTCCGCACCAATGGACCCTCAAACTGCATGGGATTTTTACTTAAAAGGTAATGGTACTTCTATGATTAGTAATTATTTAGGTAACTATAACGCAAATCTTCAGATAATTAAAAACAATACACCTTACAATTACAATATATTTTAGACACTATAGAAAAAATATATAAAGGTGTAAAATTCAATTTCATATTTAGTATCACACCTAGTTCAGTTGAATTTATCAATATCAATAAAAAAATATTCTAAAATTATATTTTTTTATTTATATAACTTTTGTTATTATAATATATACTTTTTATAATATCATAATATGAATCCAATACCACAAATACCACAAATATCAGAAATAAGGGCACCTGAACAAATGAAAAATATTGGAGAAAATATAGGTAATTCAGTTAGTCAAATAAAAACAAATATAAATTCTTCTGTTGAAGGATTCTCTCAACAAACACAGGCAGGGTTAGGTTCAACAACGGAATTTTTACAATCAAATACAATATTTGCAAAGTTCGCATTTTTATTATTAGCTATTATTTTATTTGTATTATCGATTTCTTTAGGAATATTTTTGATTCAATATTTTTTGTCACCACCAAGAAATCCATACTTGATAAACGGATTGAAAAATGGTAATGAAAATGCAATTTTTACTCAAAATCCAAATGATAAACAATCAATACAAATTCTACGCTCAAATAATGAAACAACTGGTTTAGAATTTACTTGGTGTTTTTGGTTATATATTAATGATTTGAATACAAGTTCTACCATGTATCAGCATATTTTCAATAAAGGAGATAGAAGTTATAATACTACTACTGGAATTGCATCAGTAAACAATGGTCCGGGTGTTTATATTGCTCCTGGTTCCAACAGTTTACGTATTATGATGGATTCATCTTTACCAAATGATTCAAATATTATTGATGTAAGTAATGTTCCTATTCGAAATTGGTTTCATGTAGCAATTCGTATTCAAAATGTAGTAATGGATGTATATATCAATGGTGTTATATCATCAAGGTATATTTTAACAAACGTTCCAAAACAAAATTACAATGATGTTTATTATGCTCAAAATGGTGGATTTGCTGGAAATATCTCAAATCTTCGTTACTATGATTATGCATTGAGTGTTTTTGAATTAAATTCGATTAATTCTAGTGGCCCTAATTTGACTCCAGCCACAAAGTCAACAACTAATATTAATACGAATTTTGAATATATTTCAAATTCATGGTATAATACCAAATTAAAATAAAAATAAACGATTTTTTATCATATAATACCTATATTATTATATAATAATGTCTAATTTTTTGAATTTAGAGTCAATATGTTACCAACGCAAACAACAACAATTATATAATACTCCTTTACCTAGGTATACACCTATTTCACCATATCCAAATTATACTCAATTTCAATTAAATATGCGAAGAAAAGCTGAAATATTGAAATATAGTAGTAATTTGTCTAGTTCACAAACTAATAATTTAACAAGAAATCAACGATTTGCAAAGATTGTAAATGGTAAATATAGAGGTAATGCGGTATTTTGTCCAAATGATTTGTCTTTAGCTACATTATCTAGTTCTTGTGATGTTCCTGGACCAATTACCATTTTGTACAATGATACAAATATTCCATTGTATAATTTTTCAACAAAGGTAGCTGCTTATGCTGTTGATAATACTACTACCCCCAAGAATTATTATACAAACATTTATAATAATGTCATTATTCCAAACAATACTGAAACATCTATAGCCTCCTTATTTATTCAAAATAATAATAATCAAATAAGTAATACATTTTCAATACAAACACCTATTGCTTTTCATATATCTGGTTCTAATATTACTCAAGTCGGACCATATGATTTATCAATGTCATTAGAATCAATTTCTATAATAAATTATTATAGTGAAGAAGTAACTTTATTAAATGGCACACCCACTTATTATTATAACAATAATAAGAACGTTCCTATTCAATTGACATTAAGCCCACCTGATAATAATACAAGTCCTTTTTCATTTTCAGCTTTTGTTTATGCTGGTATGTTAACTATATCCAATATAAATTTATATACTCAGCCAGGATATGTTTATGATATAAAAATAATTTTTAATGTAAATTTATCTTCAACAAATAAATCTAATTCTAGTATTATAAACAATACTTTTGTATCAATGTATACTAATTTATCGAATGATTTATATAGTGATATTGTTAGACCTGGAGGAAATCCTTTAAATAATATAAATCCATACAATTGTATTATCAATTCTGGAACTTCTAATGATACATATGTAACTGCAAATATCAATACAAATTAGTATTTGATATTATTTATAGCTCATTTCATAAAATTGTAAATATTGAATAGAATATTCTACTATTTTTGGCAAATTTGTTGAAAAGGTAGATAAATCAAATTCATATTCTTCTGTTCTATTATTAATATAATATGTCATATATTCAATAATATCCAAATATTTTTTAATTTCTACAAATATATTCATATTATCAATGTTATGTTGATGATAAAATATATTGTCTAATAATAATTGTGGGTGTTTCAAAAAAACAATCGTTTCGTAATTCAATGGTTTTTCAATATGCTTTTCGAATATTGTATATATTTGTTTGCATTGATTTATAAATTCAGTATTTTTATAAAACGTTTCTTTTGTTGTTTTTATTTTATCAATTTTACCATTCAAAGTAAATGTGTTTTCTAGATTTTTACAATATACTGAAAACCAATCTATATCATTAAGAAAATCTTTTTTTATATTTATATTTTTCAACATTTGCTTTATTTTGTTGTATTCTGTTAATTGTTTTTGTAAACTATTAATTTCGTTTTGTAATAATTGTTTATTTTGTATAAAATCATAATTGTATTTTGTATATATATTGTTCAATATCTTTTTGTTTTCTAATGGTTTCATGTAATTTGCGAATTCGAATTCCAAACAATTTGCTAATTGCTGTGGTATTATTTCCATAGAGTAACTTCCACCACGTACGTATTCGATTCCATATTTTTGCATATTTTGTTTTACATAATAATCCAATTCAGATACATCATAACATTCTATGTGATTTGTTATTTTTATTGGTGGGTTGTTTTTTACAAAATCATACATAAATTCAGATTCTTTCATAATTTGCTGTTCATCGGTTAAATTTGTCAAATGTAAAAAATACTTTTCGTTTTGTAGCTCTATCATATAAATAAAATATTGATTGTTTTCCATTTTTGTGTGTGTTATAATATAAAAACTGTTTAGTATTTATATTATTTTTTTGTTGTATGATTGTTTTTGCGTTTTTTATGAAAAATAATATAATTACTGAAAGTTATATTATTTTATTGTTTAGTTTGGACAGATTTCAATGAAAATGGCATATTAGAAGTATAAGTAGGATTCAAACACATTTGTTGTGTTGGAAATACCTGTCCCGATAAGCATTTGTCACTGTCAGCGATTTCGATACATCCACGACGCCCTTCATATTCACCTACCAAACACCATCTGGATTTTATAGAAGATATTGGATTTTGTATCGGATTTGCACTTTTATCTGGTTTTGGTTCTTCTAACTTCTCTGGTTGTGGCTTTGGTTGTGGTTGTGGTTGTGGTTGTGGTTGTGGTTGTGGCTGTGGCTGTGGCTGTGGTTGTGGCTGTGGTTGTGGCTGTTGTAGTTGTGATTGCTGTGAGTGTGGGTATGGTTCTGGTTTATTGCCACTTGCTTTTAAAAACAAACCTGCAATAGAATGAACCACTCCATCTAATATATCAATTCCGGTCTTACTTGCATCACTTACTACATCTGATGATTTATGAATAACAGTTCCAGTTGTATATCCAAACAATGATAAAAAATTAAAAAAAACAGGTACGAAAACGTTTGAAAGACGTTGAAAAAAATCACCAAAAATTATAAATAAATTTATTCCTAAAAAAGATAAAATTAGTAAAACTAGTAGTGCTATTATAATTGTATTTTTATTACTAAACATATCACTTGAATTGTTTAATTTAGGAAATTCTTCTTGAGATGTATTATTATCCATTTCTAAATTATTAATACTATAATATATGATATTATTTTTTTGATAATAATAATAATAATAATTGATTTAGAGGCTCGTTTGCATTATATTTATATAATCTTTTATTATAGTAAAATGGCTCTTTTTAATTTTATTGAAACTTTTTTCTTTATTAGTTTAGGAATTACTTTTGTTCTTATTTTGTTACTAGTAAATCATTTCAAACAGCGTATGAATGGTTTGGAACAAAAATGTGATACTATGTTTGAAATTATTAATGATATTGTAAAACAAATGAACACTATTCGTATGCAATCTAATCTCCATACAAATGTTCCATTTATGAATGCATTTGATAAAACTTCTCACACAAAATTGATGCCACAATTTAATAATTTTATTAATGAAAAAATAGAAGTATCTGAAGATGAAATAAATCAATTGGACGACGAGGATGATGAAAATGATAACGAAAATGATAACGAGGACGACGAGGACGACGAGGATGATGACGACGAGGATGATGACGACGAGGATGACGAAAATGATGACGATGAGGATGATGATGATGATGATGATGATGACGACGAAAATGATGACGATGAGGATGACGATGAGGATGACGATGAGGATGACGATGAAAATATTAAAATTATTAATGTAAACATCAATGATTCAAACTATATTGAACCAATAACTATTGAGGAATTAACTGAGAATTTTGATATTAATGACAATGATATTATTGATAATAATGAAGTTCAAGAAACTATCTTCAATGAGTCTAACATTGAACCAATATATGTTGAAAAAATCATTCCTAATGATAACACTTCAATTGATGAAACAAATCAACAAAAGAATTCCGAAAAAGACTTAGAAAAAGAATCAGAAAAAGAAATTTATAAAAAGATGTCATTGAATGCTTTGAAAACATTGGTTATTTCAAAAGGATTATGCAGTGATGCTACTAAATTAAAAAAACAAGATATTTTGAAGCTTTTAGAAACTAATCAAGAATAAAATATTTGCATATTTGTCAAATGTACATCAAATATATATTTTAGCATTTCCATAAACAATATATTATATACAATATATATAATATATAAATCAATGTTTTCAAATGAACCTGTAAAATTCAATTGTGGATGTTCAATAAAAGAAACTATCCCACCATCTTCATTGGGATATAATACTAACAATAAGTATGCTACGTTTCCACCATTGATGAGTGACGGACGCGCATGTATTACAAGTTGGCAACCAGAATCAATTATCAATGCAAAAATTATTGAAACCAATAAAATAAAATCAAATTGGGAATACCGCCAATGCCTACAAAAAAATGCAAAACAAATCATGGAATATAATTTTTACGAATCAGCAAATGATACTGGATATTATAAACACCCAATTGTTGCTCCATCTATACAATCCAATTCAGTAAAAGGACTTGATAAAACACCCTTTTTGTATGAATCTAATTTAGATAATGCAAAACCATTTGGATATGCTTCTAGTGATTTGAAACAACTTTATTTGAGTAGAGAACAATTAGAGGCCCGTCAAATATCACCGGTTATTACACAAGATAAATTATTAGAAAAAATGTCGAATAAAAGTCAATAACTAATTCGTTTTCAAAATAAAAATATAAGATATAGAATTTTTATATTTTTATATTTATAAAAATTGAGAACAATGAATCTTATAAGTTTTGACATTGGTATTAAAAACATGGCATATTGTATTTTTTGTATCGATGTTTCTAATAATCTTTCTATAAGGGATTGGAATGTTCTCAATTTGATGGATATTGAAGAGCCGAATCCGATTTGTTCTTGTAAAAATATTCCGAAATCAAAAAAAGCAATAGCAGCCAATTGCAAAACGAATGCAAAATACCATAAAAATGGTTAATATTTCTGTGAAAAACATTCGAAAAGTTCTCCATATTTGATTCCCAACAAATCCATGAATTTGAAGAAAATGAAATTAGAAGAACTTATAAAATTTGGAAATTCTCACCTTTTGTTTATGGATGTTGAGAACATTACAAAAACATTAAAAAAGGGCGAAATACTCGATAAAATAAACGATTTTTTGAAAAAACAATCATTGGAGCCTATTATTAAAAAAAAATCGAAAACAGCCAACGACACAGACTTAATTAAAATCGGTAAAAATATGAAGAATTCTTTGAACAAGGTTCTCGAAACCATAGATATTACGAATGTAATTATAGAAAATCAAATATCACCCATTGCAAACCGTATGAAAACAATTCAGGGTATGTTGGCACAATATTTTATTATCAAGGATGAGAACATAGCTATAGAATTTGTTTCTTCTTCCAATAAATTGAAACAGTTTAGTGACGTTTCTATGAAAAAACCAAAACAATCCGAGAACATTTTAGAAAATACCATAAAATACACTAAAAATACTACAGAAAATTCAACAAACATTGGGACAAACCCCGATTACAAAAAACACAAAATAGATGGGGTTTTATATTGTTCTCAAATCATATCAAACAATGATTTTCTGAATCAATGGACTAGTTCTTTAGATACAAAAAAAAAAGATGATTTAGCAGATTGTTTTTTACAAGGTTTATGGTTTTTAAAACAAAAAAATATAATAACTTATGCGGAGGATTTAAAAATAAAAATTGTATATTTATCATAAATGGAAATT